TCTCTTCCAGCACAGCATTCGTTGCCTGCTCCAAGTCAAGATCAAGCACAGCGCCCGACGCAATACCAGTCATGCCTACGCCAATAAGAGCATCTTTTTCTGTCGTCTCCTGCCAAACGTCACGCAGATAGTGAAAGTCGGTGTAGCCAGCCTGTAGCGTGCCGATGAAAGACGCTGCTGCTGCCCGCTCGTTCAAGTCTTGCTGGTCCTTGACATCCGAGACGTTTAGCTCACAGAGGTTGCAGAACTGGTACGGGCGAAGCCCAATCTCAGCGCAAGGGTTGGTGCCCCAGTCTTTGTCGTTACTGAATAGTACACCCGGCTCCCCAGATTCAGACGCTACGATCTTGTCCCAAAGTTGATCGAAATCTCGACGGCCTACCTTGTGACGCAGAATCACCGCAGAGTTATTAGCACGGCCACGGTGCGGGGCAGTCTCCCACCAGCTACCGTGCTTTGCAGTAATCATCTCTTCGTCGTCCATGCTGAACAAACTAATCAAAGCAGCACGACGGATACCGCCAGCAAGAACAGCGTCGGCGATGTAGCACATGATGTCGTGGACTTGGATAGGCCGTAGCTGTACGCCTCGGCCACCGTCCTCTAGCGCCAGATCAAAGACCTTCTCAACGTTGTGAAGGCAGTCCTTGAGAGGCTGTGGTCCGGGTGCTTTACCGCCGCTAGTAATCAGAGCAGCGCCCTTGGGCCGAATGTCCGAGAAGTCAAAGACAGGACGCGGCTTGCCGTAGAAGTACGCCTCACAGAGAATCTTGACTGCGTCAGCCCAGCCTTCAATACTATCGCCTACCAGAAACCGCTTTTTCTTTTTCAACGGGCCAGTAATACTCGGTAGTTCACGGACGTGGTGACGCTGCACTGAATACCCTACACCAGTACCACCCAACAGCAGAAACATCGCCTCAGCAAAGCTATCAGGATGATCCACTGGCATATACGCGCAGTTGAAGATGCGGTTAGGCGAGTTCTGGATTGGCTTGCCACCAAATTGCAACGAACGCATAGAAGGAAGCACCTTCTTGGTCATAACAAAATCTTTGTAGACCTGCTGAATCTCCTTTTTCATCTTAGGGTACTTGTTGATGTGCATAGCCATATTGCGCTCAACAAGCTCTTCCCAAGTCTCCCGACGCCCGATCTCTGGGATGTACTTTGAGTACTTTGTAAACGTGGTGATGTCCGACAAGATTTCTGCGGATTTTGTTGTAATTGATGATTCCGTCATAGTTTCTCGAATCCTTTATCTGTTGAAAACCAAACTTCTTTTACTCCGGCCTCTTCCAAGGCCAACTTACATACCGGGCAAGGTTTAGAGTTACGAAGATCGCCGTGTTTATTGATACGGCAGACTACGATTGTCTCTACGTCCTCTCTTGCCTTTACCAGTGCCGCGATCTCAGCGTGCAGGTTCACCTTGTTGTGTTTGCCAGTCCGCTTTGCGTACTCGGCTTGGACTGGGTGAGTTTTACGGCTGTTGGTTCCTGTGGCAACGATGTGTCCTTGCTTGTTAAGGCACAAGGCTGCGTGTCGGAACTTAGCCTCGGACTGCTTTGCAGCGTCTACTACCTTGTCGATGTAATCTTCTCGTAGTTCTTCCATATTACTGCTTTGTTGACGAAAGGTACTCTTCAGTCAAAGCGCAGATGTTTTCAAAAAGAAGTTGCGCTTCGCTGAGTTCTCCATTCGGGCCTTCAAACTCACTATCAAATAGGGCGGTATGATAGGCCATCAGACCGCTTTCAGGGTGCTCTAGGATAGTGATTTGCCCGACAGCGTTATGCTCCTGAAGATACTCTTGTACTTCGGCCTCGCTCTCGTCAAACTCTTCGCTGAACTCTACTTCTTTAGACATCGTAAAGTCTCCTTACCAAATCAACTGAACAAACACTTCTACTCAACTCACCGCAGTTAGGATCGTAGACTATCGCTTTCATATCTCTGCCTGAGAGGTAACCGTGTTGTACGGCGTAAGCATCTCCAGCAGACATCGTGCGGAACTGCTCGACAATACATCCGTTGTACTCTACACGGTTATCGTGGTGGTGATGGCCACGGAAAAAATAGCGGTGCTTTGTGCAACCCCACTCTTTTGGCCTCTCTGTCGCCATGATGCCAGGCAGGTCTCGATCCTTGGTCTGATGACCGTGTGTAGCCCCGATCAAGACTTTTCCAAACTTAATATATTGACGGCTGCTTGGGCTATCAAGCACCTCCACACGAGGCTCGTTACTGTATAGCATCTTGAACGCGGATCGCAATGCGTGGCCAAGAATCTCATCGTGGTTGCCAGCGATACTAACAAGTTCCACCTTATCGTGTCGCTCAAGCGCCTTGTCAATGCAGTGACGCAGCGCAGTCATGCCAAGGTGAATCACCCGAGGCATGCGGGTGTCTACGTCCAAAACATTTTTGCTGCGATTGGTCACACCCTCCATATTCTCAGCGTGGAAGAAATCTCCAAGCTGCATGATGACGCAACGCTTGGATGGCGGTGCCATATCGACAAGATAGCCAATCGACGCTGTAAGCGCAGTTATGGCCTTCTCAGTGTCGTAATCCTCGCCAACCTCTTCTCCCCACGCATACATGCCGATGTGCATGTCTGTGATGGGAATGACAGTCATCAGATTGTCGCCTACATCGTTCTTTAGCTTCGGTTCTGCTGGTTTAACTTCCTGTGCCAAGGCATCAACAGCTTCCTTGGCTGCATCAATCTGTTGCTGCTTGTCAAGTGCTGTCTTGACCCACTCCAGTTTAGGCTCTCCAGTCTCGGCGTCGAGTAGAGTTGACTTGCCTCTGACCACATGTCCTGTAGGAATCTCAAAGCCTGTGGACTGCAAGTCTTCGTCAGCCTCCTCATTTCTGATTCTCGCAAGCCGTCTCTCCAAAGTTCTGCGGTTGATTCCAAGGTGGATAGCAGCAGCCGCTTGGCTGCCCATCTCTTCCACCGCTGCTAGTATCTGGCTATCTGTGTATCGCATATCAAATTACCCAGTCGCTAGGGATTTGTTCTCCAACGTGGTATGTAAATCCGTTTCTCTCACACCAGTCAGAATAACGTTGCTTCTTCTTCCTTGTCAACCAGTTGTCAGCTTGGAATAGCATTCTAATGTCAAGATCGGGGTTGCAGCGCCTAACTGCCAACATCTTCGTCCGCATTTCGCCTGTGAACTTGCCTTTGATCTCTACAACAATGCCGTTACCAAGAACAACATCAGGGGTGTAGCTACGCTCTTTCAAGATGACGTTGTGGCCACAGTTGGCGCAGTAGGCTGGTTTCACCTCTGTTGTGTAATGGATTTGATATGGTTCGTAACTAAAATCAATACGTCTGTTACGCAAATTATTACAAACACGTTCTTCTAACTTACTTCGATATTTAGGTTTCGTCGTCGGTCGGGCCATACGCCTTATCCCAGTCTTTTGTCGCCCAAAAAGGATAGAAGAACGGATCGGCTTTAAGCTTTCTCAAATCAGATTCCATTCTTGCAACACGCCTTTTCAAGCTGTGGTTTTCTTCTTTTAGACGTTCAATCTTCATTTCCATCGTAACTATTGTCGAGGGAAACAGCCAGCGAGCTAAGGAGTGTTTGCCTTTCGTAGAGTTCGGTAGTAATGGCATCTTTCAAGTCCTCTAAGATTTTAGTCTCGATCTCGTCGTCCTTCTCATACTCTAGGTTGATCTCTTCAATCTGATCCAAAATTGGGTTGTCCATTGAGTTCTCCTTTTCCTATCGTAAGTAGTTTGATGTTTTTGTCTAACCTCTCTAAAATCTCATCTTCTGACATATCTTGATCTAACTTGGCAAGGTATGTCTTCTTGCAACTTTCAAAGTAATCTTCGTCAGTCTTGCAGCCAACAACTTGTTTCTCTGCCTTCTTTGGTCCGATACCGTGAAGCCCCGGGATATTGTCAGCAGTGTCTCCAGTCAGAACACTGATCCAGAAGATGTGTCGGGCTTGCTCTGGCTCAACGAAGTAGACGCTGCCCTCTCTGTTGAAGATGGGCCAGTTGTAGTGCCAGCCCGGAACTGTGTCCAAATCTTTATCAATCGAGCAG